CACAGCATTAACTCTAACTTCTGCAACAGCAGGAACAGATGAAATGTATTGTGTCTATTTAGGAAAAACAGTAGGCACAGTTTCTCCTGCAAGTGATTCAGTTACAACAGCTATGCTTCAAGCAAATTCTGTTACAGGAGCAAAATTAAATACTGATGTTATATCAGCACAAACTGCTCTTGGAGCAACACCAGCCGATACTGATGAATTATTAGTATCTGATGCAGGAGTTTTAAAAAGAGTAGATTATAGTCATATAAAAGGTTTGGGAAAAATAGGACAAGTTGTTAATGCGATAGATAGCACCAACGATAGTTTTACATCTAATTCATTAACTGCGGCTACTTGTACTGCTTCAATTACACCTTCTGCTACTTCATCTAAAATTTTAGTTATGTATAATGCACCAGTTTTAATGGCAGGTACATCTGATAGTTATGCTGAAATGAGATTATTTAGAGGTACAACAGAGTTAAGAATTTTTACAGATCTTGGGTGTTATAATGGTGCGGCACAAGTTGCTACACAAACTTTTCATTACGATTATTTAGATAGCCCATCCAGCACAAGCAGTCTAACCTATTCTGTTAAATATGCTGAACATGGCTCATCTACAATATATCTAAATCATACTGGTGGTAGTGGAGGAGCTGGTTCAAGCACAATGACTTTATTGGAGGTATTAGCATGATAAAAGTTTTAATTGGAGATGCTATAATGGCTATTAATCCTAATGCACAAGTTACTATTCGTGGAAGTGATATAGATACTTGTACTTTTGAATGGGATTCTTCTCCTGAAATATCAAGAGCAGAAATAAAAGCTAAAATGGAAGTTATGGCTTATATACCAAAAAGACAAGTAGCTTATCCATCAATACAAGAACAACTTGATATGCAATACTGGGATCAAGTAAACAACACAACAATTTGGAAAGATACTATTTCTAAAGTAAAAACAGATAATCCAAAGGAATAAAATATGGCAATAGATAAAATAGATGTAACAAAAGGTATTACAGGTGTTTTACCTACAGCAAATCTTGGAAGTGGCACAGCTTCATCAAGTACAGTTCTTTATGGAGATCAAACTTACAAGGCAGAACCAACAGGTGGATTAGTTTTATTACAAACAGTTACAGCTAGTAGTAGTTCTACTGTAGATATTTCAGGAAACTTTTCATCAACATATGATAATTATGTTATTTATTTTAACAATGTTAGAATGTCTAACGCACCAGAATATTTTGGTGCAAGAATATTAACACCATCTGGGAGTGGCACATATTGGGCAGATAGTGGTAGTTATGGAACTGTTAAAATAGCAAGAAGAATTACAGGAGATGGTACAAGTAGTGATGAAAGCACAGGCGACTCACAATATAATAGAATACCTATGACTGTATCATCTTTAGAAAATAATGGAGATTGGGATCTTAGAGGATATGTAAATATTCCTTATCCATTAACTTCTTCATACAAATATATAGAATTTATGGTTTTAGCAGGTTGTCCAGATGATAGTGCTTTAATGACTTACAGCACAGGTGCGGCTAATTTATATAAAAATGACAATTTAACTGCAATACAATTTTTATCAGAGTCAGGAACTATAAGCACAGGAACTTTTAAACTTTATGGGATTGTAAAATAATGGCAAAATATTATCACGCAACATCAAAAGGTAACATACCTTTTACAGCAGAAGAAGAAGCATTTAGAGACGCAGAATTAAAAGCATTTCAAGATGATTTACCAAATAGAAAACTAGCTAGAATAAGAAAAATAAGAAACGAAAAATTAGCTGAAACAGATTTTTATGCTTTAGGAGACCAAATTATGTCTAATGAAATGAAAACATATCGTAAAAATTTACGAGATATAACGACTAATTATAGTCAATCAGATTATGACGATTTACTTAACCGTGAGTCAGATAAAACTAAATCAAATTATGCACAATTAACACACGCAATATGGGAGAAACCATAGATGGCTTACATAGGCAATAGACCTGAACAAGGAAATTTCAGAAAATGTGATGCAATTACTACATCAGCCACAGCAACTTACAATCTTTTAGTTGGTGGAGTAGCAGTTAATCCAAATCAAAATCAATGTATAGTTTCCTTGAATGGAGTAATTCAATCTAGTGGAAATTCATATACAATAGCTTCATCTCAAATTACCTTTGCAAGTGCCTTAACAAGTTCAGATGTTATAGATTTTATTTTAATATTAGGAGATACTTTAGATGCAGGAGTACCGAGTGATGATTCAGTTGGGTTAGCTCAACTTTCTGCTAGTGGCTCTCCTAGTAGTTCAAATTATTTAAGAGGAGATAATAGTTGGCAAACTGTTTCAGCAGGAACATCTTTGAGTGGCTCTACTGATAATACAGTTACAACTGTTACAGGAGCAAATGCAATTCAAGGCGAAACTAATTTTATTTATAATGGAACAATAGCAGGACTTGGAGCAACTGGAGCTAATGCTGATTTAGGAGTAGGACTTCATATTAGAACTTCTGATAGTAGTGGTAGTGTTTCAGCAGATGCAGATGAATTAGTTTTAGAAAGTTCAGCAGGTGTTGGTATGACAATGCTTGGTGGAACTGGAAATGATTTAGCTATTGATTTTGGAGATAGTGGAGGAAGTCAAAGAGGAAGATTAATTTACGCAAATAATGGCGACAATATGATGTTTCATACTGCTGGAGCTGAAGCTATGCGTATTAACGATAATGGAAGTTTATTAATTAATAGAACAAATGCTGCTCCAGTAGCTAATGATGATACCACTTTACAAGTTCATCAAGATGTAAATAGTTCAATGTCTTTTGCAATTCATAATGTTGCTACCTCTGGTGTAACTGGAATGATTGTTAATTATGCTGGTATTGGCTCTGGTGGAGGAGGCATTTTTTATGATGCACAAGATGATAATGATAGAAGATTTAAAGTTGATGGAGATGGAGATTGTGAAAATACAAACAATTCTTATGGTGCATTATCGGATGAAAGATTAAAAGAAAATATTGTTGATGCTAATTCTCAATGGGAAGATATAAAGAAAATAAAATTTAAAAAGTTTAATAAAAAAGAAGACTCTACAATTCAATTAGGTGTTATTGCACAAGATTTAGAAACTGCTGGAATGAATGGTTTAGTAAAAGAAAACGATCCAAACAAACATGACATAAAGAAAAGTTCAGAGTTTGGTACATTAGATAAAGATGGAGAAATAGAAACTACAACTGGTGAAAAAGTAAAATCAGTTAAGTATTCTGTTCTTCTTTTAAAATCAGCTAAAGCATTACAAGAAGCAATAACAAAAATAGAAACTTTAGAAACTGAAAATATAGATATTAAAGCAAGATTAACAGCATTGGAGAACGCATAATGGCACTAATTAAAACAAACGCAAGATCGTCAAGTCAACTTGATGCTACAATATTAACTGGTAATTTACCTGCTATTAATGGAAGTGCATTGACAAATTTAGTTGCAGGAAAAATAGGGCAAGTAATTCAAGTAATTTTTGAAACAGATACAGATTTTGCAGCTTCAAGTTTTCAAGATATAACTGGTGGTGGAAACACACTTGCGGCTAGTATTACTCCAACAGCAACGAACTCAAAAGTTTTAGTTACATATATTACTCAAGCACAACATGGTAATAACAAAGGATATAAAACTCAATTAGAACGAGCAATAAGTGGTGGAGCAACAACAAATGTTCTTACTATACCTAACCAAAAAGATACTTACGGAGATGGCGATACAAATGCAGGTAGATCATCTGTACAATATTTAGATTCTCCAAGTACCAGTTCAGCAACAACTTATACTGTAATGATAGGCACAGATGGGGCAGGTACAGTTACCATAGCAAATGGTGGCTCACAATGTATGATTACATTAATGGAGGTATTAGCATGAGTAATACAAAACCAACAATAGGAGAAGCAATTAAAGTTATTAATCCTAATGCAGAATTTTCAACACCATCAACTGACACTTCAAAGTTAGATAATATTATTTGGTTTAATAATACAACACCAATAGCCAAAGAAGATATTATAACAAAATATAATGAATTAGTTACTGCATGGGAGAATAAACTATAATGCCTTGTGAATGTGGCAAATCAGAGTGTGATTGTGGTAAATGAAATTATCAGACAACACTTCGGTTTCAATGCCAATGCGAAACCTCTTATCAATATTAGGAGCAGTAGCAATAGGAGTTTATGCTTATTTTGGAATTATTGAAAGACTTAATAATTTAGAAACAAGATCAACACTTGCAGAAGCAGATTTAGAAAAAAATACAGAATTTAGAATTAAGTGGCCTCGTGGAGAAATGGGATCACTTCCTGCTGATGCACAGCAAGATATGTTAATTGAATTTATGGCCTCTCAAATTGAGGCTATGCAAAAAGAAATGGAATCAATGATGTCCAATACAGTAAACATAAAAAGATCACAACAAGACATAGAAAAAATGATTTCAGATATAGAAAAACTTGAGGATAAAGTGAGAGCAAATGGAAGTCATTAGTATAATTGTAATGTTTATGTTTGGAAACATGAACGATCAAGAACATCAAATGACACAATATATTCCTATGTCCTCTTTGTCTGAATGTATGAAAGAAGTTAGAACATTAAAAAAACAACAAACAGATTATACAAAAGATGCTTTTTGTAGTCCTGCTATTGTAGAAATTAAAAATGATGAAGTAATCGCTTTATATAATGAAATACCAGAAGGTGCTATTTTAGTTAAGAAAGACATAAGTAAAGAAGCATTTACTAGATGGACTTTAAAAGCAAAAGAGAAATGGAATAAATAATGTTTGGATATTGTTTTTTTTTAACTTTGGAGATGTATGGAAATAATTATTACAATGTACGCAATTAGTATTGTCGGAGGTTTAATTATATTAGCCATACAAAATTAAATGTTAAAATATTTAGCTTCAATACCTGTTGTTCTTTCAGTAATTGCAGGGGCTTATGGTGGTCTTAACTATATAAACAAATTAACAACTAAAATAGATGATAGTGCCGATCAAATTATGGTCTTGCACAAGGATATAGAAAATATCCATCAACTTTATTCAGAAAAAACTAATACCAATTCTAAAAACTACACAATGGCAAGAGAAGAACTTGTCAAAGAAATAACCGAGCTAGTTACTTGGGTTGGTAGAATTGAGGCAAGAGTTAATTCTTTAGAACAAGGATCATACAAACTTGCTTCGGAAGCAGAATTACGAGCAATAGAACAAAGTTATTACACTTTAAGAGATGATATAAACCAATTTAAGTATGATCTAAAGGAGTTGGAAAGACAATTATCTGGTGGCTACTAATGAGAGTCTTATTTTTTCTTCTTACTTTAACTTTAGTAATGTGTTGGGGATTATCTCAAAAGG